CTCATTAGCAGATACTAAGTCTGATGCACCTTCTACAAAGAAAGAGTCTAATTGCTCTTCTCTATGTGTAAATACAAAAGGTAATACACCTAAGTTGTGCTGTACTTCTTCAAGAATATCACCATTTTCATTGAACTTTAAATGTAATTCGCTATCCCAATACGCATACATTAGCTCATCTGTGTCAGATAAGTCTGCGTGTCCGTGCATCATTGGATATACAATAGCTTCAGGTCTGTATGGATTGTCACCAAAGTATGGTTCAAAATAATAAATAGGACGATATTCAAATCGTTCTTCTAACTCATCATACATTACATAAGTTGCAGTAGAACCAAGTAAACGAGTCATTCGTTCCATTTGTTTCATACGAGCATTTTTTACAGAGGTTAAATCTGAATATCTATCGCTTACATTTCTTTTAGCACCGATAGTATAAATCTTAGACATACGATTAACGAATTTTTTCACGATGTTGGTATTGTAATGAGGAATTTCTTGGAATGCGTCAGATTTAAAATACCCTTCGATGTATTGT